TCGGCTTCAGTCAGCGGGATCTGATTCGACCCCTGCGGAATGACGAGAGGTGGAGCATTGTCGTTGAGCCCCTGCATGTCCTCTTCGGTCAAGGGGATCTGATTCGAAACGGGGGTGGCAGGCAGCGGGGCTACAGCAGGAGCCCCCCGGTTTGCATAAAAGTTAGCAACCTCAACAGCCCGCTGCTCCGGGGTCATGCGCAGGAGTTCGTCCATGCGGTTGCGCATTTCAAAGCCAGGGTGCTCTACAGTCTTCCCGAAGTACTTACCCTGCAGGCGGCGTGCTTCCGTGAGGATGTCCGTCGGCTCGTACACAGGCATCGGCCCGTTATCAAACGTCTTTCCTTCCAGCTGCTTGATGAGATTATCGCGCTGAGCGGGGGTCATCTTTGCTTTGATCGCCAGCTGCTCCTCCGGGGTGAGGTCAGCATAAATGTTTGCCAGGTCTTTGTATTTGTACTGCTGCTCCGAGCCAAAGTTGACGCTCGACGATTGGCGGAACCCGCCGCCGCCATTTTCCGCTGCTGTTTTGTTAGACTGCCGTCTCCACCCTTCGGCAAAGTCTTTGGCGCCGCCTGCCTCAAGCGCGCCAAGCACATCCGATTCGGCCTGCATGCGCGCTTCGTCGCCATCCATTCCCGTTCGCATGAGGTCGCCGGCCTTTGCGCTGATGCTCTCCTCTACGGTGCTGTGGTAGGTGAAGTCCGCAGTGTCGGGATCGGTAGCGGCAATGTTGCCTACACCCGTACGCGTCCGCACATTCCCGGCCAAACCTACCGGGTCAATGAGAGGGTCGTTCTGCCCCTTCGCTGCCTGGATTCCTTCCTGTGCTTTCTTCCGCGCAGCGGAAACTGCCGGGCCGCCGCCGCTGCCGGCCGGTCCCGAGGATTGGCTCTGGGCACCCTGCGGGACATTGACTTGCTCGGTCTTGGCCTTTGCCTCGTCCAAGTTTTGTTTGGCCGCGTCGCGCTCTGCCGTTGGCTGCTTGAGGTTTGCTTTGTCTTGCGCCTGATACTCCTGCTCTTTCAACCTGTAGATTGACTTGTCGCGCGCAAGCTCTCGGGCGGATTTCTGCTTTTCGCCCTCCTGATACAGCTTCATCTTCGCTTCGTACTCATCCTTGCGGCCCGCAGCGTTGAGTTCCGCCTGCCGCATGTTGTACTGCCAGCGCTCTTCGAGAGGCTTCAGGTATGCGTCGGTGTACGCCTCCATGTTTTTGAGGATGCGTTCATTGGTGTAGTTCCGCGTGATGCGGAAGACGCGCCCGCTGGTTCCAACTTGTTCGGTAGCCATTAGGGGGTCACTCCGGTTGCGGGTGCGGCGGCGGGCGGGGTCAAGATAGAGTCAATGTACGGGTCAGTAGCAGGATTCTTCTTCTTTGTCTGCACCAACTCAAGGGCCGTCTTTGGGTCGAGGTTGAAAAGCTTCGCGAACTTTGCGATCTCTTCCGGGCTGGGCATGCTGCCGCCCTGCGTCAGCCCCTTCTGTAAGCCCTTCTGAATGGTCGAGATCCCGCCAGAGGCAAGGGTCATGGCCGCTTCCAAGCGATCCCGCTTGTAGTCCGTAGCTGCCCCGATGCGCTCTTCCAGTTCTTGATCCAGCTCACGCTTGCGCGCAAGGTTCTGCTGCTCTGTGCGCTGCGCCACTTCGGACGCCAGCTGGGCCTGCTGCTGGGCCTGCAGCGCTTGCCGCAGCGCGTCGATACCTCCGCCACTGGCCATGCCCGCAGCGCCCGCAGCGCGTGCCTGTGCCTGTGCCTGCTGCAGCTGGCCTTGGATCTGGTTCGTGCCTGCGGTGTACAGAGACTGCTTCTCCGCCTCAGTGAGGCCGAGGGTGCCCAGGTCCTGCTGTGCCTGCAGCGCCTTGCGGCGCTTCTCGTTCTCTTTCTCTGCGTCCGTCTTGATGAGAGACGGGATCGCCTCCAAAGCAGACCCGGCCAGTGCGCCTATGGTAGAGCCCACAGGCCCTGCGGCAAATCCGGCAATACCCCCGAGAGTTGAAGCGATACCCATGATGAACTCCTATCCCTGCCCGCGAGAGGCAGCTTTGCGGTGGAAGACTTCTACCTCGGACATGAGGACTTTGATGTGGCCCCGGTCGCAGCGAGGATTGATTGCAACGTAGAAGTGGTGGATGCCGGCGGGCAGGTTGGTGAACCCGATCCGCTGGCAGTACCACCTACGGGAGTAGAGCCCGATGGCGGCAGGCGTTGTACCCCCCGTCGTGACGTTCCCGCTGTTGTCTACGTCCTCAGAGCCAACAGGCACCACGTAGTCGGGGTCTTCCGTGAAGCAGTGCCCGGCCGTGCAGAGCTCAATGTCAGAGGTGCGGACGACGTCGCCTTGAGTGTGCCCGACGTAGCCGGGGTTGCGGTAGCGGCGATTCTGCAGCTGGTAGTTCGGGTCGCCCACGCCGAGGTAGGCCACGCTGAACATCACGTCAGCAGGGCGCTCGAGCACGATGCGCTTGCCGCTCTCGGGCATGATCTGGTAGGGGTTCGCGCCGATGAGATCGTACGGCTTGATGTGCGCGGAGAAGTACCGCTCGTTCACGCGGAGCAGGTCAATGAACTGCGTGTACAAGTCGCCGGTCGTGAACTGGTAGTCGGGCGTGACGTTGTAGAACTCCCCGCGCACGATGTCTGTCGTGGTCACGGAGGCTGCAGGAATGTCTGCCTGCACGATGCCGACGTTGAGGTACGTCCGCAGCGCGGTGTTGTTCGCAGACAGAGCAGCCCCGGTCATCGGGGTGTTGGCGACGAAGACGTTGGGCGCAGAGAAGGCCATTAGTTCCTCACCATGACACACGCCATTGTAGCTTCTTTGAAGGTCACCGACGCGATGGTTGCAACATCATCCAACTTTGCCCGCAGCTCGATGGCCTTGATGCCGTTCGCTACGGGGAGCAGGAAGCCGCTGACGCTGCAACGCAGGCGCTTCCGAGGGTGCGTCAGGGCGTAGGCCTTGAGATCGGGGCTTGCGTCGTACGGCCCGTGTGAGCTACCGTTGACAGCGGTCACGTCGAACTCTGTGTAGTTGGTGATCGAGTACCCCCATTGACACGGGCTCACGCTGATCCAGGTGTTCGTGTTGTCGAGATACCACAGCTGCAGGTAGAAGCAGTCCTGGCTGCTGCCAAGGATGGCGGGCAGCGTGATGGTTCCGACCGCGTCCACGTTGATGTCAGCATGGATGCGGAGCAGTTCGTAGGCGCGATCCCAGATCAGGTTCGGCGTGAAGTTGATCCGCACCGGCGTGGTGCCGCCGAGGTTGATGGTGACGAAGGACTCCGACGTCAGGGTGTACGTCAGCGAGGCGTTGCAGAACGTCCCCATGTCGGTGTTCCACACGGCGTCCTTGGCCGTGGTGTCGACGTGCTCCGGCGATACCCACTCGGTCTGGGTGTTGGTGCTGTCGAGGGCAGCAGTGCCAGTGGCGATGGCGGTGTACGTTGCGTTCGCGGCAGCCGCCGTGGCCACCACGCCGTTCAGAACAGGGGTCGTAGAGATGATGCTCATGTTCTACCTGTACTGGTTGCGGCACCACAGCATGCGGCTGTAGACCTGAATGGGGTAAACCTGATTGACCGCCGGGTCATAGATGACCCCGACTGCGAACACCTGCTCGATGTTCTTGTAGTCGATGAGCCAGCGGACATCGACGTGGACAGGGCCGCTCTTCACCGGCGTTGCGTACGGGATCGTGTAGGTGTGGCGGCCACACGCGATGTAGACCGGGCCTGTGCGTGCGACGAGCACGTCGTTGACGAACACTCCGAGTTCCCCGGTGTGCTGATCCTTGATGTTCTGAGTGAAGCCCGCTGCTCCGCCGACGTTCTTCCAGTAGATGTAGTAGGACTGCCGGTGCTCGAAGTCGATGACCGCTTCGCCCTTCAGCATGCCCTCCTGCGCGGTGAAGTCGAGCACGAAGCCGCTGCGGTTGGTCGCGTTGGACGAAGCCTCGAAGGCATTCCATCCCATCGACCATTCGGTCACCGGGAGAGAGACGGTCGTATTGCAGACGGTGGCGATGTGGTAGGCTTGAGACTGGTAGGTGTAGCTCGTCTGCGCCGGCGGTCCGACAACTACCGTGGTTGTAGGCGCAACAATCCGTGTCCGGTCAACAGAGTTGAGCGGCATGTTGTTCTGGTCGAGGCTGCCGTTGAGCTCGCCCACGGCCTGATTGATCTCGTCGTTCTGGCGGTCGATCAGGATGATGTCGCCTGCGAGCTGCGGGCCGATGGTGTACTGGCGTGCCATTAGGACTTCGCTCCGGGCATCTTGGTGTTCGGAGTCATGACCGATCCGCCGATGTAGAGGATCTTGTACTTGATGATCGTGCTCGTGTTCGCGGACTGCACGCGGAACGCGAAGTGCGAGACGAGCCCGGTGTTCACATCCCAGCGCATGCGGGTCACCTTGTGGTCCTGCCACTTCGACACGTCCCACGTTGCGAGGTTCGCACCCGAGGTGAGCGTGGCGTCCTGCGCAGGCGCGGTGCCGTTGAGGTAGTCCCCGATCTTCGGAGCCACGGTGCCGGCGCTGATGAACTCGGACGAGTAGTCGCCCGACCACAGCAGTTCGATCTCGTTGTTGCCCTCGGTGACCGTCTCGATGTCCACAGACAGTATGCGCTTCTTGACCGTGTCGTCGCCGAAGTCTTCCCACGCGCTCTGCCAAATGCCCGTCGGCGCGGGCAACCCGGTGTACAACACGGTCGCGATGGTCTGGAAGATCGTGAACGGCATGCCGTCGCCGGAGTTGGGGCGGGCCGTCCAGACCTGCAACCCCATGCCGGGGTACAGGTTGTTCGAGGTTTGGCTGGGCTGCGTGCCGATGATGATGTAGCCGCTGCGGTCCGCAGCAAGCTGCGTGAAGCGCCAGTCCACGACCGGGGACTCCGGGTTCACGGCAGAGCGGAGCATCCACTCATTCATCAACGGGGAGTAGACCACGCCGTGGGTGTTCTCAGTCTGGCCGTCCACGGGGAAGTGACACCAGTATTCCTTCTCGCGGTCGGAGTAGACTGCGGTTGCCCTGCAGAGAGAGTTCTTGGAAACCCGGCTTAGTTCCTTCTCGAAACGGTAGCTGACCTTGGTAACTTGGATCGAGGCCCCGCCGCGCATACCGCCGGTGACCAGGTACATGCCGTCGAGGTTGAGGAACATCACGCCGACGCCGGGGATGAGGCGGATGGTGTTCGTCGCGATGGTGCCGATGCTCTGGTTGACCGTCGTGCAGGTGAACCCGTCGCCCGCTGCGTTGGTGAAGATGGCGTCGATGGCCTTCTCGCGGAAGACCAGCAGCACGTCATAGTACGGGAACACGGCCGTTATGTGGCCTCCGTCTCTGACACCAACATCGAAGTAGTTGAACGCAGGGAACTGCTCCGGCAGACCCTGTGCAGAGTAGATGATCTGCGTGGGCGTGGTGTCCCCGCCTGCCAGCCACATGGAGCCGTTCCACGCCGCGCCGTACTTGTACCCGTTCGAGATCGTGACAGAGTCCGCGAAGGTCGGGGCTGCTGTGACGAGCTGGTTGTCCGGGATGCAGTCGAGATACTGCCGGGTGGTGTTGTCGTTGATCTGACAGACGAAGTAGTAGACATCGCCTGCGCCGGTCAGGCCGTCCTTCTTGTTCTTGGTGCGGTAGATGCGGCGCGCCACGGTGCCGTCGGGGCCGGGCTCGAGCCCCTGCAACATGACGCCGTACTTGCGGGCGTTGGCGTTGGCGTTGCGGATGCGCTCCGCATCCGAAGCACCGGGAGCCGTGACGTCGGTGAGAATCGTCCAGCTCACGTTGGCCGGGTCGCTCACAGGGGACTCGCTGCCGGTGTCAGTGACGTAGGTCTGACGGTAAGAGTACGAGTTGATTGAGCCCTTCGCGGGGTCGCCGAGGCCGAGGTAGTCACCAGCCGCAAACTGCACCGCAATGGCGTCGAGGCTGTTGTTGACAGGGTCACCGCTGATAGCGGGATAGCCTGAGCCCCCGGGGATCACGCCTACCGCGTAGTCTACCTGCACGCCGACGCAGTAGGGCGTAGGCGTAGGCAGGATGAACCCGAAGGGCTCAATCTTGGCGCGGCCCCACCACTTCGACATTTCATCGTGCCCGTTGAGCATGAGGGCGAAGCGCCCGTAGGGGACGAACTGCGTGCCGGGCTCATCCACTCTGGGCAGATGCCGACCAGTAGCCAGCACGATCTCTGCCGTGGCTGCATCGCCGACGTTGCCGTAGGTGTAGGACAGGATGCCTGCACGCTCTTGGATGTAGTACTCCTCCGACCCGCCGTGGCGTGCCCACGTTGCGAGGAAGCGGCACGGAGACCGGGCGATGGCCAGCTCTGTCGCAGACAAGGGGAAGGTCGGCAAGCCCGCCGTGGTCGGGTACTTGATCAGCGGTTCCCAGCCCCGGTCCTTACGCCACCCGCCGTCGGGCGAGTAGCGGTAGTTCTGCAGGTTCGCACTGGAGTTATCGACAGACGTGTACCGTTGGTCGATGCCACCAGCGACGGCATCGGGGAGGGCATTGGTCTGCATTAGTTCACCCGGCGGAGGGAGGCAGGATCGTACGGGGACCAGCGGCGGCCCATGACGCCGAACTGCTGGCGCACAATGTCAGTGTCGATGCTGTCGACGTAGCGCTTCTGGAGACGGAGGATCTCCTTCTCGTACTTCTTCTGGTAGTTGCCCGCCTGCGCCAGGTTGTCGTGCTTCGAGTAGATGTCGTGCAGGACCTTGTAGATGACCAGCTGATGGAACTCGATTGGAAATTCTGGCGTATCGGTAGGCAGACCGAGGCGCGAGGGCTTGCGGTAGTAGCGGCATTCCCACTGGCGGAACTGGCGCTCGTTCCCGGAGTTGTAGCCCAACTCCCCTTCGGCGCCAGGGACGAGGTCGTAGTAGAAGTCGTTGCCGATGGGCCGGGGGTACGGGCGGAAGCGCAGGTGCAAGCCATCGAAGTCGATGTACCGCTTGTTGCCGGGGCTGACCTGAAAGAGCGCCTCGATCTGGTAGGTGCCGGCGGTGTCTGCAACGCGGACGGGGTCTTCGCTGGTATTGAGGTACGGCATCGCGGGCAGCGTAGCGGTCGGGCCGTAGGTCACTTCACGCCAGACAGGCAGGCCGGGGTTGCGGATGCCGGTCGTACGGTTGAAGTTCTGGTTGAAGTAGACGCGCTTCTTCAGCCCCTCCCACTGGTTCATCACCTGATCGACGGTGTCCGTGTACACAGGCGACGCGATGGTCACGCCGTCCCACGACTTGAAGGTGACGACGATGCCGGCGGCGAACTGCCCGGTGATCGTGAAGATGGCCGGCTCGCTCAGCGCCCCGACCTTCTTGCCGCCGTCCGTCTCAAAGGCCCAGCAGATCTCGAGGTAGGTGCCGACAGGGATGGTGCCGGTGCCCTGCGTCAACGTCAGCGTCTCCGCCGGGGGGACGTTGCTCGTGCCGTAGGGGATGTAGCATTGGCTGTAGTAGTTGGTGAAGTCCTCACGCAGGTTGAGGTCTTCCTCGCGGCGGCAGGTGATGCCACGGACTGCGCCGTACGGAGGGATCTTCCCGACCGCAGGGGTGTCCTTGTGCATCAGGCCGAGGATCTCGATGGCGTCAGGCGGCAGGTCGTAGAAGCGGTGCTTGATCTTCCAGCCGGTGTTGGCCGCTGCCGTGGTCCCTCGGAAGGGTTCGCGCAAGCGGATCTCGGTGCCGCTGATCACGGCGTCGATGAAGTAGTCGCGTCCGTCGATCTGGATGATCTGCCCTTCCCACACGTAGGGGTACGAGAGCAGTGCCTTGATCGGGCCGCTGAAGGTGATGCGTCGGCGGTTGTTCGTGACGCTCAGGGTCTTGATGGTACCGTCAGGCTGCGCCGAGTTGACGTCCGGCCAGATGTCCATGAAGATGGTTTTCTCGGCGAAGCGCCAGCGCTTCTCCGTCCAGATGGCGTTGTACGCGTCGCCGATGAGCAGGTCCAGCTGCTCGTTGTAGACGGTCAACTCCGGAGAGTAGTCCGTGATTGACTTGATCTTGTTTCGGATTTCGGTCAGGTTCACGCGGACTCCGTGCAGATGCGGGTGGTGCGGGACGAGTATCCCACACCACCCGACTTGTTGCTACTGATGCGAGATCAGAACTGCTTGTAGACCCACACGGGCGCGACGTTTGCCGCAGCCGCAGCGAGGCTCACGCCGCACGCGTTGGCGGTATCCGCCGCAGCGAGAGCGTTCGCACGACCCGCCGCCGTGTTGTCCACGACGAGAGCCACGCCCGCTGCCGCCACGCCGTTGTCGACGGCCGCCGTCTCCGCGTAGCCCGACACGACGATGTCGATGGGCTGCGGCGAAGTGGCGGTGCCGGTCACGCTCTTCAGCGCAACGCCCACGACGAGCGGGTTGCCGGTGGCGAACGTCGCCGGTGCCGTCAGAACGACCACGACCTTGGCCGCGCCCGTCTGTGCAGTGTCGAACGAAACCCACTGCCCCGCCGTGATGGCGGTCGCAGTGAGGAACGTCTCGACCTGACGCCGGTCGCTGATGTCGCCGCCGAGGGTGACGGTACCGCCGGAGACCGAGTTCCCGGTGGTCTTGAGGTACTGAATGAGAGTAGAAGTTGCCATGTTAGTAGACGTCTCCGTTGTAGAGCACCGCGCACGATGCCAAGTTGTCGGCGATCAACTGACCCTTCCAGTAGATCTGGGCGGAACGAGCGGTAGTGCCGGGGATGTACTCGAAGGGGCTGACCGCGAGGTCGCCATCCGAGTGCATGACCAGCTTGATACCGTCGAAGTTGATCATGTACATGGTGCTCGCGACGGCGGTGTCGTTGTCGGCAGCCTTCGGGAAGAAGACGTCCTGGCACACCGCAGCGTTGCCGAATGCGAGGCTCATGTAGCCTGCGTTCAGCTGCTTCTCGTCGATGTAGCGCTCCTGGTTGAACAGCGCGCGGCGGTAGTTGGCGTAGCCAGCTTCCGAAGCGAGGATGAGCTTGACCTCACCCATCGGTGCGCGGGCGCTGGTCTCAGCTGCGAGCTGCTGCATGCCCCGGATGCCGTCGGTGCCGAACGCGCCGCCTGCAGTGAAGGACCGGTTGAACAGACCGTAGCCGTCAGGAACGAGCGAGCGGGCGAGGCCGCCGACCGTGTTGCCCTGACCCGCCGCAGTCGGTGCACCCTGCATCAGGTAGCCCGTGGTGATACCGGAGACGGCATCGCCGTTGAGGCTGAGCAGCTGAGTCAGTACGGCGCTGTTGCTGGCGACGAGCTGCTTGTTGATCTCGCGGCGGAGGATGCCCATGACGTTGCGCATGCGCGCTTCGACGATCTTGACAATCGCCTTCTCGCCGGAGTTCTCGAGCTCTTCCTTCTTGGTGATGACGATGGGTGCGACGAAGTCGGCCCACTCATACAGCGCGGGCTGCATGACGTCCTGCACCGCGAGGGAGACGGGCTCGTAGCCGGTCGCCAGCTGGGTGATCTGGGAGTGCTGCGACACAGCGAGGGGACGCTGGATCTTGATACCGCCGTCGAGGTACTCGATGCCGCCGAGCTTCTTGGCGAAGTCGAGGAAAGGGACGCGCTGGAAGAGCTCGTCTACTTCGCCGTCTCGAATCGAGAACAACGTCGAGGACAGGAGTTCATTTGAAATGGCCATTTGTCGGCCTCCTAACTGAATGGTTTGAGGGAGAGGACTAAGTCAGTCGGGTGGCCGAGAGGCTCCGCTCTCCCAGTTTTCTCTTACGGGTGACCTGTTGGGGTTCCGCTGAGGCAGTCGGGAGGAGTTGCACTGGATGCAGTATAGCACGTTTCCGCGAGATTTACTTGCGGCTCTTCTTTCCTACGCAGCCCCACTTCTTGCGTGACAGATTGTTCGGGGTGTTGGGGTCGTTCTGTTTCTCTGGGCTCAGGCCCTTCTTGATGCCGGCAGACCTCGCGCAGTAGCTGTCGCCGCGCGAGGTGCCGGGTGAAACAGTCGCCCCAACCTGACCGTAGCGCACTGTCTTAGTGCGCCCGGTCGCCGCGTTCTTCACGACCTTCTTGCTGGCCTTCTTCACTTCGAGGAGCCGTGGGCTTTGTGCCACTGGTAGGCAGTCCACGCGTCTTTGAACTTCGGAGCCTCGGCAGACCGCACCGCGTTGCCGGTCGAGGTCTTCATCAGAGTCTCGCGCTGCGCAGTCTTGACTGCAACGCTCTGCTCCTTGGCGACCTGGCCCTTCACGATGTAGTACGCATCCTCAAGCCGAAGCTCGGGCCGATCCATCAGCAGACGGGCGACAGGCATGCGCATGTCATCCGAGGTCAAGTCGGGGTGCTTCTGCTTGAAGGACTCGAGCGCGACCTGACGGCTCTGCGTGGCGAGATCCTGCTGCAGCGGGGCGAGCATCTGCTGCATCATCTGCGCAGCCTTCTGGTCGATCCGCTCTTGCAGTCCCTCGTCACTCCAGGCGTCGTGCTCCAACGGCTTCGCTGCCTGCTCTGCTACCTTCTGTGCGAACTCTGACTTGGTCATCAGCTCGCGGTCTCGGGCCAGTGCAGTGCGCTCCGTCTCAAGCTGCTGCTTGAGCGTTGCGATCTCCTGAGTCTTCTGCGTGTACGAGGCGCGCAGATTCCCAACGAGCTTGCGTCCGTTCTCCGGCAGGTGCTCCAGGATCTTCTTGTAGTCGGGGAGTCCCTTGTGGCCGCCCTTCAGTTCGGGGTGGTCATCGTACGCGGAGCCGATGAGCTCATCGAGACTGATGTCTTCCGCTTCTGCGGACTCGACAACAGGGGTCTCGACGGCGGGCTCAGCGGCAGGTGCCGGGACGGGCGTGGCTGCGGTATCGAACATGATTACATCCTTCCTGCGAACAGGGTATCGGTGGACTCGGCCGACTCAGCCGAGGGGGTTTCAGAAGGGGCTTCTTCCATGGTCTCTTCCTCAGCGGAGGCCGGGGCCTTCTTGGACAGGAAGCGCTTGAAGGCGCCAGAGGCCACGGCCATGCCGAGGCGGCCGGCAAGGGTCTGCAATCCGTTGTCATCGGTGACAGCGGCCAGGTCGATCTTCGCGTCTTCAGGCAGGGCACCGGCCTCGATGGCGTCATCGAACGCCTTGCCGAACATGGTCAGGATGCGCATGAAATCGGGCGGCAGGGTGGTCATCTTCGGCTCGGTGAACTTGTCGTACAGGTCCTTGACGCCGAACAGGGGGAGCAGCTTGTTCGTGATGACGACGAGGGCGTTGGCGGCCTTGCCGCTGAACGAACCCTTGGGGGCAGCGGCGGCGTACGCCTCGTCTTCCTGCTCGTCGTAGTCACCCTGACGGGTCATGGCAGCGGAACGCATCGACTCGAGATTGGCCTTTTCTTCTGGGGACATTACGTAGACTCCTTGGCAGCATCGTGGGCGTGCGCCTGTGCGATCATTTCGTGGGCGGGGAAAGTCTCGGTGACAGCGCGGATCTTATCACCGCCTGCCTCCTTGAGGTTGCTCTGATACTTGGCGACGAGGGTGTTGTGCTCTCGTACTTCGCGCTGTGCGTTGGCCGTGAAGCTGTCCTCGAACGCCTCACCGCCGAGGTCCTTCACGTTCCGGAAGCCGCGAGCGTTCATGATCTTCTCTTCCTCCCGCTTGTCAGACACGCGGTGCCCGACGCTGGGGGAGTGGAACCCATTGCCGCTGAGGCCGGAGTTCCAGCCTGCGTTCCACAGCGTGGTCATCTTCGCGGGCATGGACACCTGCTGTACGCCGGGCGCTCCGCATTCCGGGCACTTCGATCCCTGTGCCCACTTGACCAGGGCTTCCCACTCGCCGTGCTGCGCGCACTTGAAATCGTAGATGGGCATCAGGTACCTCCGATCACAGTCGACGTAGCGGCGGCGGTAGTCGGGGCCTGTTCAGGCACAGAGGCCAGCGCCTCCGGTGCAGTAGCCGGGGCCTCCGGTGCGGTCGCGGGCGGAGCCGCATCGTTGAACTCTTCGGGCAGGTCGAACAGACGCACGACCTCTGCGCGGATCTTCTCGGCAGGAACGCCGAGGCCGGGCAGGACGGCGAGCAATTGTGTCAACTGCTGCTTGCGCACCATGTCTGTCATGGGCGTACCGCCCCCATCCGTTGCGTAAAAAGACCAGTCTGCATCAAGCTTTTCGACCGTCGCAGTCCGGGCCCCGTCCGGCGTGGCGACGACGATGGTGTCGCCGTCGTCGATGAGCGGGAGCAGCATGCGGATGTAGAGGGTGACAGCCTGCTCGATGGTGGCGTCGCGGTCGCGGGCCATCTTGCCCAGCTCGCTCGAGGTGTACTGCATGAGCGCAGTGACCTCTGTTGCCGTGGCCTTGCTTGCTTCGCCCCGCGTGAAGCCGGCGGTCAAGCTGCCCTTTTGCAAATCTGATTCTATGTAGTTGAGGTATGCGCTGTGGTTGCTGCTGATGGGCGTGACCGGGACCTCGGCGATCAGACCGGCCAGCGTGTCGTTGTCGGTGGGGATCATGGCCCCGTCCACGCCGCTCGTGATCTTGGCAAGAGCCTCGTCGTCGAACGCCCCCTCCTTGTAAATAAACTGCCTTGAATCTCGTCTAACTGCGTTTGCCCAGAAGGTGCGAAGGACATTCTTCTCGAAGCACTGATCGTAGACGCGTGACATAGCAGCGTAGCCAACCATCGGGCGGTCGGGCTGACGTGCGAAGTAGAACGGCACCAGGTTCGGCAGGCTCCGGCCGTCGAAGGTCATGACAGGGATGGCCGCTTTCTCGAGCAGCTCTGCCCCGTTCTTGTAGTGAGAAGACCACATCAAAAGCTCGGAGTTGAGCATGTCGTACATCTCGACGACCTCGATGTACTGGTACTCGTTCGGCAGCTCGGCGTCGTTCTTGCCGCCGTAGCTGCGGTAGCTGCGGTCGGTGTTGCGCTCGTAGTCTGTGAAGTAGTCCTTCTGCGGGGAGCCCACGAACTTCTTGTTGCCGAACTTGGCGATGGCCTCATCGACAGACAAATAGTAAACATGCCCAACGAACCTGGAATCTTCCCACGCCGCCGCGTCCTGATCGACGATCACCTGCCACGGCGGAATGGCGCGCATCGCGATCTTGCCGAGCAACGTGTTGCTCTCACGCGGGGCCAGCTTCAGGAAGCTGTGCGTGTAGATGAGGGCCATGCGTGCGGCGGCTTCGACCTGCGCACGGGCGGACTTCAGCCAGTCGTTCGCGATGGTCTTGGTGAAGACAGCATCGCCTTTCCCTGTTATGTCAGGTCCAACCTCGACACTTGGGTACTTCGTGAACAGGCTGCCCATCATGGACTCGATGGTTGCGTAGGCGTCGGCGGTCTCGACGCGGATGGCAGTGTCCGCTACCATGTCGATGTCGGCGTAGAACCTGGTCATGTACGCGTTCTTGTAGCGACGCATCCGAGGGCGCGCCTCATCCCAGAAGTCAGTGTGCTGCTGGAGTGCGGCGCGGAGGAACTGGATGCGGTCTTTTTCGGTACGGGGCATGGTGCCTCAGGGTATCACAAGGTTGTCAGTAACGGCGAAGTTCATGGCGGGCGCCCTGCTTTCTGGCCTCGGCAACCTTGCGGTCCGTGATCCATTGGGGCAGGAAGGGCTTGTCTGATACGCGCACCGTGAGTAAGCACTGAAGGGCAAGGGCCAATCCGATGACGGTGTCGCCGTGGTGCAGGCCGCCAGTCGGTGCGTACGGCCTGCCCTTCTCGTCGATCTTGAAGGAGCGCAGCTCACCGATGGTCCAGCTGTCGAGCTGTTGGATCTGCCCTCGAGCCAGCGCATCGCGCACACCCTCGAGCATGCGGGGCTTCGACTCTGCGTTGGTCGTCCAGTAGTTGCCCTTCTCGTCGGTCCACTGGGGGATCGACATGTGCCGCAGCTCTGTCACGATGACGCCGCCCCAGACACCGTTGGACTCGACGCACACCTTGGCGTTGTTCCACTTACGGCTGGCGTCGGCGACTACCTCGGCCCACTCTGTCGGGGACATGGTGTTGCTGCGTCGGACGTCGACTACCTGCCGGGTCAGGGCAGACACGACGACGATGGTTGACCAGTCGCCGCCCGTACCTGCTCCGGCGTCAACCCCGATAGCGTACTTGTCCCGAGGGTCTACACCTGCGAGTGCGCCGCCTGATGCGTCGAGGCGGATGGACTCGACGTCTTGAAAAAGTCCGTCCTCGAGCCAGGCTCCGGCCACGGCAGCGTAGGCTTGGTCGGGTGTCTCCGGATACTCGCGGCGGAAGCGCACGAGGCCCAGCTTGTTGCGGTTGACCTCCGCCCAGTACTGCTGCGCCGGGGAGTGCGGGCTGCTACCGTCAGCCTGCCAGCCTTCGGGCGGCGTAGTGCTGTACTCGGGCAGCGCGAACCACGGGAAGAAGAGGTTGATGCCATCGACCATGCCGGACTCGATGAGCTGGCGCTCGAGGTACATCGGGTCGCCGTGGTAGTTGGCCGTGCTCTCGAGGATCAGCTGGCCCCCATTGAGGGATGCCACTGCGGTGGACTTGAGCTCGTCGTAGCCCTCGCTGAACGCGGCCTCGCTGATCCAGATGGCAGAGCAGGTCCAGCTACGCAGACCGCCGTCGCCCTGCGCCGAGGCTGCCATGAGGATCGCGCCTGTGTCAGCCAGTACCATCTCGGTCGTACTGTCAACAGACAAAGACCGGCGCATCCATCCCGGCATGCGGGAGTAGAACCCCTTCCACATCCCGAACAGGTTCTTCGCTGACGCCAGCTTGTACGAGAGGACCGCGTACCGTTCGGGGTCGGGGCTCGTGTACCAGAGCCAGAAGAAGTATGCTGCTACTGCGGTTGACAGGCCGAGCTGCCGGGCCTTTAGGCAGACCACGTCTTTGCCTGAGCGCAGCGCTTCGATGGTCTCGATCTGCACCGCGTTCGGGCGGAGGCGGATCAGCTTCCCAGTCTTGGACACGATGGTCAGCCGGCTGATGAACTCAACCGGGTCTGCCATGATCGCTGCGATCTCTGACTGGGAGAGGCTCACTCAGCTTTCTTCCGCAACCAGGTCGAGACGTCCTTGAGCGCGGCGTCCTTGTCAGCCTCGAGCATGCTGTTGTTCTTGGAAGAGAGCTGGCGCACCAACTCCATGAGAGTGGTGCGCCCGAGGACCGTGGTCCCCTTCTCGTCGATCTCTGTGATCGCGACCGTGAGCAGTTCCCAGCTCACAGTCGTGATGTCGCGCGCCTCGATTGCGGTGAAAACTTTCGAGAAGCGATTCGCCTTTTGCTGAGCTTTAACCTGCATATGTTGGAGGATGGCATCAGCTCCAGTGTTCTTGACGGGAGCCCCCGAGAACAACGACACGACGTGCGACGGGGGCTTGGGATTCATGCAGGCACTCTCCAACTACGAGTAGTATATCACGGCTTCGAGGATCGCGCTGCGCACAGCAGACTCAATGTAGATGTAGTGATCGTCGAGGTCAACCGCAGCGCGGGCCGTATGGGATGCGTAACTGATGTCGAACCAGACGCGAGGGTCGTACTCGGCAGAGCAGTCACCGCAGAAGTTCAGCTCGTAGGTCAGGCCGGGGAGGGTCTTCGCTGAGGTTTCGATGACGTTGATGAGGCGGGTCAGTGTATGAGTGCGGTCCATGAGATTCTCTCCTGTCATCAGAGTACCACCATTTGTGAACCATGCCAACTAAATGTTGACGGCTCTCTGTTTTCGTACTACGATGCAGGTGGAGGTGCCAATGGCCCGTCGTCAACCAGAAGAAGTCGTCAACGTTCTCATCAACCGCAAAACCCACGCCCGTCTCCGCATCCTGCAGACCATGCTCGGGGCGCGCACATTGAGCGATGCCCTCGAGAAGGCGCTCGACATTGTCTACGGCGTCAACCTGCAGGCCTTCGTCTCCGCGACCAGGGAGACGACATGACACGCGAAGACATCATCAAGGCCAAGAGGTTCGGCTACGTGCACGCCCTCGGGGTGGATCCCACCAAGTACGTCGGCACCGGGGTGCAAATCCAGGGCCCTCCGCCAACCGGGCGCACCGCATGCGATTTGTGCACTACCACACGACTCTTTTACAGGTACGAGCTCGAGCACCCAGACCACCCGGAGAAGGTGTGGGTCGGCAGTGATTGCATCCTGCTGTTTGTTGGAAAGGAAGAGTTCAAGAAAGCGGAGAAGCTGAAGCGCGACGAGCTCAAGCGGCAGGCAAAGGCGAAGCAGCAGCTCATCGAGCAGGCAGAGCAGGAGGAGGCGCGACAGGCGGAGGCCGCGCGGCTCGAGGCGGTGCGGGCATGGGCAGCTCCGGTGTGGCCGGAGCTGACGCTGCTGGCCGAGGCGTTCCCTCTGCAGGACCTGCGCCCCGCGTACATCAAGAATCTCGGGCTGACAGCTGAACAATACAGTTGGATGCTGAAGAAGTTCGCTGAGCTGGGGCTGCACATGTACGTGCAGCCCTACGTGCGGCCGACTATGGTGACGCAATGAACCGCAACGAGGACTGGTCATTCACATTCACCGCGCCTGTTTCAACCGAGCCCGTCCTGTCCCCCGAGCAGCAAGCAGTAGCGGACGCCATCGTGCACGGCACGACGGACTTGGCCGTCGTAGCGGCGGCCGGGTCGGGCAAGACCACCGCCGTCATCCACGCAGTCACCGCCATGTACGATGCGGGCGTCGACAAGAAGAGCATCCTCTTGCTGAGCTTCAGCCGTCCGGCCGTGGACGAACTGAACGCACGCCTGAAGTTTGATCCGCAGGACAAGGACGCGCCGGCCAAGACGTTCCACTCTACTGCGTGCCGGGCATTGAACCGGCAGTACGAGGTGGAGATCACAGAGGGTTCGCCGCACAACGGCACGCTTAGACGGGGCATGGTCCAGACGTGCGTCGACTTGAACTACAAAGAGAAGGCAGACATCTGGGTCGAGGTCCTGAACGGACGTGTCGCCAACCCGCCCGACTTCATGGGCATCGAAGAGGAGGGGGCAGAAGAGATCACCCTGTTCGGGGTGGGCAACGAAGCACACCAGCGTGTCGTCCAGAACCTGACGACAACCATCGCGCGGCTGACGGCAGAGGGGATCCCGCTTCGGGACACCGATGCGATGGTGGCCTGGCTGCAAAGCCGGAACCTCGACGTGACGATTGCGGCGTGGCTGACCGCCTACAACACAGCAGTAGGGCTGCGCGGGCTGTGGTCTTTCGCCGACGCGCTGGTCGAGTGGTACGCCCGAGGCCCGCGGCGTGTGCCCGTAGTCATCGTTGACGAATGCCAGGACATGGATCCCCTGCTGCTTCGGGCTGCGATGCACATCGCCAAGGGCGGCCGCTTGATTGCAGTCGGCGATCTGCGCCAGACCATCCACGAATGGAAGGGTGCAGACCCGGATGTGTTTCAGGAGTTCATCGACAGACCGACCACGAAGACTGTGTACCTGAACGAGAACCGCCGGTCAGTCCGCAGCATCGTCGACCTCGGCAACCACGTAGTGCATGAGTACGCATGGGGCCGGCCCGCAGCCACGTCGCTCCGCATCGACGGAGCCGGTCAGGGTTGGCGCTACGCCACAGCGCAGGAGAGCCCACTGGCGGAGCTGATCAAGCGGGCCCGTGCTGCGCTGCCCGGCAAGCAGGTCGCGGTGCTTGCCCGTACGTGGTCCGAGCTCCGGCGCTTCGAGGCTGCGGCCTTCCGCGCTGGCATCCCGTACACCTGCAAGCAGGGAGCCATCACGGAGAAAGCGGTCGCCAGCTTCAAGCAGGTAGAGGGGCGGACGTGGGAGGAGTCCATCGCGGCGCGGCTGCACAAGGTCAAGGCCAAGGCAGAAGATACCTATCAGGCCATCGCGGACAAGGCGCGAACGTTCGCCAGCCACAGGGAGTACGCCACTTGGTACTCTCAGTTCTACGTGGACGAAGCGCCCATCTACCTCGGGACTGCGCACTCCTCGAAGGGCCTGACCCTCGACACGGTGCTGCTGATCACGAGCAAGAAGTGGAACTCCCCGCACGAAGACGCTCGCACTTCCGAACGCCGGCTGCTGTATGTTGCAGTGACCCGCGCAGCGAACAACCTCATCATCTACCCAGACCACCTGGGCGGATACCCCGATGCGCTCGGTGGCGGACCAGTCGCCGGCGCGTAATGGAAAGGGGGTGGAGCTACCAACTCCACCCCCAAAGACCAGAACTGCTACCCAATACCACTCGGACAGCACATGTACTTTACCTCTTCCGCGCGTTGCTCGCAACTTCTGCCGCTCAACGATGAGCTGACAGGACTGGCGTACGCAGGCGATCTCGCCGACATGGGCAACACCGTCCTGTACGTGTCCTCTGGGATGGCGTCGTTCCGCATGAAGGCAGCGGAGCCTGTCCGTGCGGCGCACGTAAGCCATGCAGTTCCCGACACGAGCATCTACATCGGCACGCTGCACGACGACACGACCAACCTGAAGTTCGACGCTGTCGTGCTGGACGTCAAGGCCTCGAACCGGCGGCACCGCAGTGCGTGGATGAAGTTCATCGACACGCTGCCCGAGGACACGCCGGTGTTCATTGCGTACGATGGCTTCGGAGCCGGCGGGTTCTCGCCTCCCTTGCGGGCGGTGCGGATGAACGCAGTCCGAACCGCATCGGAGGTCGGGAAGAATGCAGCACATGCGTTCGGGCAGGACGACACCCGGCTGCACTCCATCCGGGGCGCGAACAAGAAGTCCTGGTACCTCGATGGGTTTGCTCCTGGGATTACGGAGGTTGATGCCATGCCTGTTCTATCTGCGATTCGTTCACGCCGACACGCCATCCGGACCGATGCCATGGCCTTGGCAGTAGACACGGCACGAGGGCAGGAGCGGTTCCGGCAGCTCGAGAAGTGGGCAGGGCAGCGCCTGTCCGATGACGATGTCGAAGTCGAGATCAAGCACTACGCCCTGTCCGTCTTGCGTGCGCTCAGTGATCCGGGCTGGGCCCGGGGAGCACAGGTGGGCGAGCTGCACCTGGAAGGGGAAGAGCAGCACCGCGAGGTCGGGGCAGACAAGTACGCGGACGACCGCGTGAGCATCTACAGCAAGACCAAGGTGCTGCTGCAGATGTTGCCGGACCGGTTGCGCGCCGACGTGGTTGCGCTTCGAGTCGTAACGCTGAAGCCTCAGGACAGCGTGGCCCTCCAAGGTACCGCCGAGTCCACGTTCAGGGACAAGCGGTGGCGGGCCCGGGACCTGGCCGCCCCTTCGGGTGGGGTGCTGGCAAAGCTCATGACCGGTACCGCAACGCCTACCCGGGCTACAGTACGGCGCATCGAGTCCCTGCTCAAACGTCTCGGCTACACCCGGGAGAGCACACAACGGTTGCGGGTCCGCGAGAACGGCAAGGTTCGGCAGTTCACCGAATGCCGAGTTGGGCCCAGGTTTAACCTGGCCTATCGGCCCGTTTCGGTTTCTGTGCAGGAACGTCCTATATATAAGGGCCTGTACTATAAGGACGTTCCTGCACACTTGGTGCAAAACCGCCCAAATGTGCAGGTCAAACCTGGTCCAAACTCGGCAGGAGTCACCGTGCTGCTGGCCCCCGGCATTGAGCGCTGCCTCGGCCCCGGGGACTCCCACCCTGAGCATGCCCGCCGTCTGGCTAACCTGTCTGTACTGTTGTCTGCCGCCGAGCCTCTCGCCGACGGGTGGCAGCAGGTCAGCCTTCCGGGCCCCGCTGCCTGGCTTGCCAGTCGTGCTGAGCCAAAGGGTCGGGTCTACGCGTGGGGTCAGTCCGTTCCGAACTTTGCGCGCCCGTTTGTCTGCGCTCCGCCGACAACCACGTTTGTGAACTTCGACTTCAAGAACGCGCACTTCCGCATCGCGGAGCGGATGGTCCTTGATGCCCAGCCCCGCAACACGTTCTTCGCTGGGCTGTTCGCCGACGGTGGCGGTGACCTGTACTCAGGCATCGGTGCCCGCATTGGCGTGTCCCGCGACGTCGCTAAGCTGTGCGCTCTGGCGCTGCTGAACGGGGGCACGGCTGACACGCTGGCCCGGCACGCGGACAAGGACGCAGCATGGGCCGCTCCAATCGTGGCAGCGTGGCGGAAGCACAACCCGTGGATTGAGCTGTCCAAGGGCCTGACGGCGAAGTGCAATACGGCGCATCAGAAGAACAGTCTGGTTGCGCGTGTGTTGCAGCGGCACGAGGCGACGCTGCTGCGGCTGACCTTGGCAGGGCTGGCAACCAGTGGCGTGCAGCACGTTGTAGTCTTGCCGATGTACGACGGCGCACTGCTGGCCTGCTTCGAGGGGCAGGAGTCTGCACTCATGTCAGCCATCAAGGTTGCTGCGTCTGCTGCTGCCATCTCGATGGGGATGCCGAGCCTCGAAGTCACATCCGGATCGGGGATTACGTGGGGCAAAGCTCAGGAATAAAAACTGACGAGGGTGTCAAAAACATCCTTGGGTCGCGCACCGCAGGGATCCGTGCTACACTACATATAGGAGAACCGCATGTCGAAACTGTCTACCTGGGACTTGATGTCCGAAGCCGCGCAGCTCATGAACCTCATCGACGAGAACGATGGGATCCTCACCGAGGAGACGGAGAAGGCGTTGGCCGATTGGATCGCAGCATCGTCTGACAAGGTGGGCGCGTGCGTGGTCGCGGCCCGCCGCCTCGATGCCGAGGCTCAGCTCCTCAAGGAAGAAGAGGAGCGACTCTACGCCCGGCGCAAGGCGCTCGACTCCGGGCGTCAACGCTGCCGGGAGTACGCGACCATGATGCTGCTCGAGCTGGAAGGGGTAGGAGAGATCCCGCGCGTGAAGGGATCCAACTACACGGCGTGGCTTCAGGACTCTGAGTCGCTCGTCTCTCCCGAGGACGTGGCCCACTGGCCGCTGGCCTGGCGCAAGGTGACCGTGACTCCGGACAAGGCCGCAGCACAGGAGGCACTCCGTAAGGGAGAGACTCTGCCCGAAGGGTTTTCTGTAGTCCCGAAGAGGACAGTTAGGTTTCGATAAGTTCTACTTCACACACTGTGGGTAGTGTGTTATCCTGTCTGTATGGACTTCGAACCTTTCATCACCTGGCTGCAGCAGACCATCGGCATCAACCTGGTCAGCGCCAAGGCGTACTCGACTGCGGTCGGCAGACTGCTTCGGGCCTGCGATCCGATGACGGTTGAGTCGTTGACCGAGCTGCTCTACACCTACCCGACCCACAAGCGGAACTGCGCGCGCACTGCATGGAAGCAGTGGTGCGCCTACAACTTGGAGCAGGGCATTGCGCTGCCCGTCCCGGGCTACGTAGGCAAGCACGCTGAGCCGCTGGGGGGCAAGGTGCAGCCGCACATCCTCGAGGGACTGCGTGCCTCCCACCAGCGCGCACGTGAGGCTAAGCACGCACGCGACAACCCAGCCGGCGGACGCATCATGATCAGCCTGACCAGCGGCGACACCTTTGTCGGCGATGTCGAGGAAGCGGACGGCCGCATCAACTTGGTCCGCGCGACCATGGTGCAGACCGACGGGACCATCGCCATCCTGCCGGGCAAAGTCAGCATCCCCGGAGTCATGGAGGCGTACCGGGTGTGCGTTGCCAACGATGCCTACCTCGGCCGTGCGGATCACGGCGTGAAGGCACGATGACCTGCGTCCAGTGCAGCAGCCCGAACACTGGCGTCAAAGCCAGCCGTGGTCCGGCCGTCGCTGCTACCCACATCCCTGTTCAAATCCGTGACGACATCGCCGAGAACATCGGCTTCGTCACGCCGCACTGGTTCGCCCGTCAGCGTGTCTGCACTGCGTGCCTGCATGTCTGGTGGACGGTCGAGTGTTCTGTCGACGCCATCAACTCTCTCCTTCTCACCGAGGCCTCACCATGATTGACACCACCACCGAGATTCGTGAACTGTTCGACCGCGCCATCAGCCGATGTGATGCGCTGCTCGAGATCTACGACCACACCATGCGCGGCTCCGAGGAGATCGACATCAGCGATGACAATCCCCTGCGCCTCCAGCCCTACGATGTCTACGACTCCTGCGTCGTTGGCTACGATGCGAACGCCGGCAAGTACATCTACAGCGAGCGGGCTGTCATCTTCGCCTGCATGCACGAGCACGACTGCACGCTCGACCTCGCGCTCGAGCTCTTGAATGCCCACGTCTTCCCGATGGCCGACGTCAAGGGCGGCCCCATCTTCATGTCTTTCGGGCGAATCCCAGCTCCCAGTGCGGCAAGTCCCGAAACGTAGTCCAGTCCCCGCCCCATGTAAGACTGTAGCCGCACCTCGCTCCATCTGACATGGCACCCCAAGCCCGCTTCACCGAGTCAGCAAGCTCGTGGAAGCGGGCCTCATCATGCCAGTCAACAGGGTACGGGGCGATGTCGACAGCGTGCGAAGGGCTGATGTTGTGCCTCGACTTCGGCCAGCCCAGCTTGCTATGGCCAGCCGCCAGAGCAGCCTCCTGCTCGGCCCTGCCCCGGAACCCACAGAGGACTGTGAAGTCCGGGCCGATCTCGATGGTTGCCTTCATCAACCTCTGCAGCACAGGGCTGCAGGTGTTGAGTCTGCTGAGGCTGAGCGCGCTGAACTTCGGCATCAGGCGAGCTTCGCGACGATGGTTGTGATCTCTGTCTCGACCTTCTCAAGCCGGCTCCCCAGCCGCTCTATGCTGCGCTCGAATGCAGACCGGTCAGCCTCGTGGGCTGCTACGGTCTTCTCGAGTGCGGACACCAGGCTGGCAAGCTGTGCCGTCTGCGCATCGAAGTACGCTTTGAGCATGGGCACGATTGCCTTGGCCAAGTACACGAGGATCGCCACGCTCAGCGCCAGTGCCCCGAGGGGCCCGGTCACTGCAGCGATCAACCCTTCCATGTGAGACTCGGGAACAGCGCGAGCTGTGCTACCTGTTCACGGTCGGTGTTGGCTTCCACCTTGGCCAGCTTGCCGGGCATCAGGTCGAAGACCTTGGGTGCAGGCAGGGAGACCTTGGGTTCGGGCTTGCGCCCAGCATTGCCGAGGATGTCGAAGGCCGGAGCCATGTCCACGATTTTCATTCGGGCAACTCCACGGTCTCGCTGTACAAGTACGGCAGCTTCCACTTCTCCTCTTCGGCCTGCCCCTGCAGGCGCGGAGGGACGCCGTTGAAGTAGCCGCACACGTCCAGGTTGCGGGACAGGTGCCACTTCTTCGTGCTTTCGTTCGTGTCCTTGGCGAACACCAGCCATTTCTGTACGACGGTCATGCGAGCACCAGGTAGTGAACGGTTCCATCTTTGCCGGAGACGGCAGCAGTCGGGGCGACTCCTGCTCCGGTACCATTGAGGCCGGCGCTTGCGGTGATTGTGCCGTACGAGCCAGTCGTCATGGTCACGATGCCGACCAGTCCGCCGCCTCCCCCTGCGCCACCGCCCGCCGAGGCCGTACCGGTAGCTACACCGTTACCTCCCGCCCCACCGTTGGCGGAGATCACGCCGTTGTTGACGATGGTCTTCGCTGCGATCCACACGATGCCGCCGCCAGATCCGCCGTTTCCAGAAGTGCCGGTTCCACCTGTCAAATCACATCCGCCGCCGCCGCCACCCGACCCGCCGTTCCATGTAGCTGTACCGTTGTAGAGCCGCGCCGAGAGCATGGACGCGAGGGAAGGCCACCGCTGTGGGATGGTAGGGGAAGGAGCAGCACCACCCGCGCCACCTGCTACAACAGGGGCACTGACCCCGCCGCCTGTCCCGCCCTGAGGAGCCTGTCCCAGTAAGTTGGTCGAACAGTTGGACGACGTGGCACCTGCGTTACCGACGCCCGTCGTTGTCCGTCCTGCCCCACCCGCGCCGGAGCCTGCACCGAAGCCGTTAGAGATGCTGGTCAGGGCCGTGCCCCCGCTGACACCCGTGCCGCCCGCTACGCCGTCGTCGTTGATAGACAACCCGACACCAACGGTGAGGGTGTTCTTCACGAAGATGTGCTGACCACGCGGCTTCAGCGTACCGCCGGTATCAATGGTCAGGTTGTTGTAATACCAATCCCGCGCCAGCGTGACCGGGGTCGTGATGACGACGTCGCCGTCTGACCCATCGCCGAAGAACCCGGCGAACAGGGTCGAGGAAGAACTGCCGCCTGCTACGGTCTGTGCAAAGACATCCGTGTTGTTGGAGGTTTGAGGCATGAGCTACTCCTCCCAGGTCAGGGTGACGGCGTCCACGATGCAGGTTCCCGCGTTCGTCTTGAAGTGGAGGTACAAGTTGTCGTTCGTGGATCGGACGAAGTCAACGTCGATCTTGAACGTGACCGCGCCCTGCGCTGCAGTGGTGATGCCCGTGCTGATGGTCGCGGTCGAGTCACCGATCCAAGGCTGGTCTCCGGCGGTGTCGAGGCTGAGCCGCGCAGTGATGGTCGTCGCCCCCGCGATGGTGTTCACGTGGATGTACAACGCGGACAACCGGCCAACGCCCTTGTTGCCAATCGTACCCGGGCTGTCCGCGTACAGCGGAAGCTGATGGCGCTGGCCAACGACGTAGCCGTTGGTCATGTTGATAGCGAGACCCGTGTGGGTCGAGGCGTGAATGTATTTACCTACTGCGGCCATGGTGACTCCTTTCTACTACGACTACGGGGAGACTGAAGCGGTGGCGTTAGTGCCGAACCGCTGCTTGAGAAGGTACAAGTCGCCGATGTGATTCGTCGAAATGCCCTGGATGAAGTTCTGCAATCCGCCGGGGTACGGGCAGCCCGCTCCGTCGACTGCCTTGTTGGCGATCTCTGCCGACTT